CCCGCCGCACCGGCCCCTGCGCCCGCCGCACTTCCAGAAGCCCCAAACAAAGCAGGCGCAGCCATGTGACCAAGCATCAACGCTGCCATCGTTAGGGCGATGTTTTTTACAGTGTTATCGGGTTTTGCTTGGAACGCGGCCAACGGGGAAACAAACCCAGTCTCGCCTTGCCATTGGCCGGTGGCGTAATCAAGACCTGCTTTTGGATCAAATAAATAGTTATCACCACGCAAATCCGGAGGAACTGCCTCCATGAATTTAGCGGCTTCGTCTTTTGTAAAAGGATCTCTAAGATTTTTAAGTTGAGCAGGATCGGTTATCAAATCAACCAAATTGTTTGCTTTGGCGTAATCAAAAGCTTCTTCAAACCTATTTGATTTAAGAAGAGAAGAAAGTTCTCGGCGTTCTGGAAGTGTTTCTTGATACCGCTGCTTTTCTTCTGCAATTTGTTCTTCTTGATAAGCAGCGATGTCTGCCCCGGCTTGTTCTGCTTGAGCAAGTTGCTCCGGAGTGTATTTTGCAAGTTCTTGTTGGCCAAGCTGAGAAGACAGTTCAGCCCCGCGAGTTCCTGCTTGTTGCTTCCAATACTCTGCTGCTTCCGTAGCCGGTTCATAGAGATTGCCTTTTACTAAATCCGCTCCGCCCGAGCCGGGAAGTATTAAATTGCTAGGCGGTATACCAGTCGGCAGTCCGGTAAAACCGGCACCAAACCCGGGTAATCCGCCCGGAGTCTCCCGTATTGGCTGAGCGGCAAGACTGGCAAACAGTGACGACATGATCGCCCGACGATCTTCATCGGACAAATTTGAAGTATCTAATCCGCCAACAGGGGCTAATACTTTGTTCTCTTCAGTTGGCTGAGTAAATTCAACTCCATAGTTAGACAGCGGATTATTACCCGTTTCATCAACGGATGGAATTGTTCCATATGTGTAATAACTAGCCATAGTTTATTTATTCCAAAGCCTGATAAAAGCGAAACGCCCATTCTTTCCAATCATTAAAATCATACGGCGACGGCGGGTTTTTCTGCGAAATGCCATTAATCCCGATAATGCCTGCCGCCCAATTTTGCCATTCGGACTCTTTTTCAAGCCGAGCAATCGGACCATAATTCTCCAAATTAAAGACCGTGTAGTCCGCCCAATCTTGAAGCCTGTGGTATCGCGGATCTGTTAACAACCTCATGGATTTTCTCCCAGCACCGTGCCCGTAGCCGGTTCAATGTGCGCAATCACTTGCCCCATTTGGTAACTACCACCGAGCGTGTTGCTTTCAAATCGAAACCGCATTTCACGGCGAATTTCACGAAAGTACACAAGCTGCTGCTGGCGGTCCGTCGGCGTAGCATAAATCGTCTGCGGATCACTTGTCACTTCAGCAGACTTGGCATTGGCGCGCCCCGTGACCTGCACCGTCATGTTACCTGACTGCACAAAGTCCGGCTCAAGAAACTCTACCCGCACCGCCATGTTTTGCGGTTGTTCCGAAGCCAAAAGCGACATATCCGCCGTTTCAAAATACGATTGAATTGGACGAATTTCCGTACCATTGATTTCATCTGTACCGTATTCATGTTGCCACACCACATAACCCTTTGGGTCGTTGATAATACGCGGTTGATTATCTTCGGTAATACGCATTTCACTGGTTTCTGTTCCGCGAAACTGAACGGTTTCAGTGTCAATAACGCCAATCACAAGCGGGGAACTAAACACTTGGGCGTACATTCCAGCGGATCGTCCCGTGTTGGGCAATTCGGTGTCATACCAAGAATTTTCTCTAACATTATAAATTACGGCATGACTGCATTCGGTGGCATTGCCCCTTGGATAACACCACCAAATTTCACCCCAGCGCGGGACTTTGTACGCAAACACTTTTTGGCGTTGCGCGTAATTTAGATTGTCGTAAAACCAATTTAGGTTAAGCGCATTAGGTACTTCGCGCACCACACCATTAAACATCAAGAATCTGTCAACACCGCACCAAAAATAGATACCGTCGTACTCAATCACACTCTGCGACGACAAAATGCTGGATTGCGCTGTAATGGTATCGAATTGAAAAACAGCAGTATTCCCAACATAAGTTGCCCGAAGCACCGAATCCAGTGACCAAAACAAACCCGAAGGAGCGTTACCTGCGCCTGAGCGCAAAGGCAGACCTTTTACGATCTTTTGACTTGTTACCCGGGCTTCTCCCGCATCACCGCCCGTCCAATCGTCTGTGTACCCGGCTCGGCTCCACCTGACAAATCCGTCAGAGCCATACGCAAATACATACGGCGCAAGGGCTACGATTCCGCCCGAAATGGTTAGCGAAGGAACAGGAACAAGTTGGCTTGTCCCGTTATTGTAACCGACATAAAGCTGTCCAGCCGCGTCTGAAGAGATGTCTCCAGCATTTGGAGCAACATGCGCCAAGATTTCGTTTTGATCGTTTGTGGTGTTATACGCCACATCAAATTGCCAAAGATTGTTTGAATCTGCAACATAAGTGCTATAGGTTCGATTGGTAACAATACTTGAAAGTCCGTTTTGACTTAATTGAAATCGAAATACGCCATCAGAAGTTCCAACATGTGTGTAGGTGTAAGCATTATGGTTATGGATGTGCATCCCACGAGCAATGCCGTCTAAGCGATCTTGTAACGCACGATACCCGCCCATTTTTCGAGGTAGTCCGCGTTGAAAACGAACCCATTGGCCGTCTACATAATGATTGCCTTCAAACTTCGTTCCGTCGCGCTTGATACCCGGCTCAGAACGAACAATGACTGGTTGCAAAGGCATTAGTAAGTTCCACCTTCAATGGGACTTAACCCGATTGCAACTTGAGCGGCTGTGGTGTTGGCCGCAGTAAATACCGCGTTGCCTATGGATGTAGCACCAAGATTGGTTCTAGCGTTACTAGCGGTCGTTGCTCCAGTGCCACCTTGAGCGACAGAAAGTGGTATACCAATGGTTGAGGTATCTGCATCAACCACATTAGTACCATCGCAATACAAAATGGCTCGCGCTGAATTTGAAACCGTAACGCCCGGACTGGCTTGTGCCGAGGTGCGAATGCCTAAAGTGTATGCACCAGTTGTTTGATTGCTAACCCAATACTGCTGAACCGTCGTTGGCACAATAACATCACGATTTCCGGTCAAAGTGCCAATAAATATATACGCAGTTTTGTTAAGTTCTGCGGTTGAAAGCGTGTAGTTACCAGTGCCAGAAATATCAATTTGAAGAACAGTAAATGCGTAAACGGAAGCTTGACCAAAACCAATGGTCCAAAACTCAACACCGTCCGTGATTACAATCGCGCTATCACCGGGTGAAAGTATGAGCGTTGACGCACCATTAATTAATTCAGAGCTGCTAGGATCAAGCGTTAAATCACCCGTACCTGCGTTACGAACATTAACAAACCAGTCGTTGCCAAGGGTTGGCGCAGTATCAAAAGACAATGTGCCCGCCCCGCCCGTCCACACCAGCGCCTTAGCTCGATCACTAGCGCCTGCCGTATAGTTAGTACTAAAAGTGCTTACCGGCGTTGATTGATTGAGTGTCGTGGCAATGGCTTTGACGCCTAGCCCCGCTAGCGCAGCCGCGTTGGTGGATGATACCGAGGCGCCGTATTGGAACGCCCGCCAAGTACCCGCAGCGGTGCTGTTGTCTGTCAGGTAAATCTGGAAGGTCGTGCCCGACTGCGGAGCGCAAATAACCACTCCTGTGCTGGTTTTGACTTGGAAAGTTTGAGCGCCAATGTTATTAAATAACACTGTTTCACCCGTGCTGGCTTCTGTCGCATCCGGCATCGTGATGACAAGACTGACCACGGTTGCATTAACATCCATGATGGATGCCACAACATTGGTGCTTGGAGCAGTTTCAAGCGGCCAGTCCAAAGTCTGGCTAACAGTCAGTGACGCATAACGATAGGAAACATCGCTTGGGTAGATGTTTGTGCCGCCGAAAGTATTGGTGTAGGTAGTCACTTATGCCTCCCGGCGATTTGTGGATCGGTCAATGATCTTTTGAAGATCTTCGCCATTAAGCGCAGCCAAAGAACGATCATAGTACGATTGCCACAACTGCACGCGCTGGTCGTCTTTCACAAAGGGCGTAGCCTCTACTAGAGACCCGTACAACAGAATGTTGGGAGCAAACTCCGAAAGCCAATTGGTTTGATTGTTATCATCCAAAAGTGGCGGCAATTCGTAATACAGTACTTCCAAAGGATAAGCCGCTGCCGGAGTTGGCGCAAAAATCCAGTGTTTGTAGTCGTAGTCCGCGTAAAACTTTGGGGCACCCGTTAAGGTTTCGTTGGGCCAGTATTGTCGAATGTATTCGTAAGAACGCGCAAAGACGGGCGTATGAACATTGTTGCCCGTGCCCGTTCCGTAGTTGATGCTGATGGTATCGCGCCAGCGGTCGGGTTTTGGATACACCGCAACGCTTGCTTGCATGGTGCTGTTAACAACCGTTTGGAACCCTTGAATCTTTAGTTCACGAGAAATTCGACGCTCAGCCAGCGTAATAAGCCGGGGAATCTGCTCGTAGACAATAGGGTCTGTTGCCCCGCCGCGCTCAAGGTAATTGCGGATGTCCGATTGCAAACTGGTAAATGTCATTGACGCAGGCATACACCTCTCCAAATCCCGCGTCTTACCAGTAGGGCAAGACTAAAAAATGTTAATAATTAGTTAACTTTTCGCTCAAAGTGGGGGACATCCTTGAGGGATTTCCAAAAGCCACCCCAATTGTTTTTAGGATTCAAACTTTCCCAATACAAGCCTATAGGATTAAGAACATCGGTATCATAAACCAACTTACCGTCTTTGAAAAAGTTCAAGTCAATAGCGCAACGCTTCAAGTGCATGGAGTTCATCGTCCGGCTGCGTCCAGCGCGAACATGGATTTGCTGTTGCTCCGGAGTACGATAAAGTTCGCCCCCAGTAATGACAAATCCTTGTTGCGTTGCGTATTCAATCAATTTTACAACATCCAACAAGAAAGCCGCTTGTTCTGTAACAAGACTCATTTGAAGGCTTCCTTTAATTGCTCGTCTTTGTCCTTGGAGCCTTGAGAAGAACCAAAGTAGTAACTCACAATTTGAGTAGAAATGGCCGACAAAACACCCAAGATGTAAATCAAGATATCTTTTCTACTTGCTTCTACTGGGGTGCTGTCAAACATGACAATTCCAAATAGGGTAAAAGTAATAAAGATAATCCCAAGCGCAAGCATGGGCGTTACGATCTTATTCAAAAGAGGAGCTTCGTAAGAAGAAGAAATTTGAATTTCTCTATCTCGCGCTGAGTTGGTATCTTTTATATAAAGATCTACTTTTGCTAGGTCCAATTTGTCTTGTTCAATCTGAAGTTTAAGAAGCTCTTCTTCATGCTCCATCTCGGCAATCTTGACCTTAACAATGTCTTCTGAGGACATGTCGGGTTTTAGTTCCACCCCGAGTTTTTCTTTAACAACCTTTTTGCCCTTTGCCATGACCACATTGGCCACAAGGATTAGTCCGTTCGTTAGCAAC